CCGAGCGCGGTCCCGGCTCCGACGGCGGTCAAGGTGTCGAGGGTCGCCGAGTAATGCGCGGTGACCGTCGGGGCGTCGAGCGCGTGGTCGTAGACCGCGACATGGGCCATCGCGCCGTCGACCTGATAGCCGAGCGAAACGCGCGTGAACCCCGCGAGGAACGGACGCGCGATGGACGGGATCGCGATCGGGAACGTATCGCTCAGCACGCCGTCCGCGTACACCTTGAGGACGGTTTGGTCGCGGACGGCGACGATGTGATGCCATGCGCCCGTAGGCGCGAGCACGGTCCCCGCGGTCGTGACGCTTTGGAACGTCCCGTCGGAATCGACGACTTGGATCTTGAGCGTTCCCGTTCCGCCCCCGCTGTCGAGGTCGAACGCTTGGGTATACCCATGCGTCGTCACGACCCGGAGATATTGGTCGTTCGCGTGGATCGCGTCGAGGTTGACCCACATCTCAAGCGTCATCGTCGTCGCGCCGATATCCGCGCCGAACGCGTTCAGACTTCCGATCGCCGGGGTCGTGATCGCGGGGCAATCGAGCGAGGTCGCGCCCGCGTACGGCGACGTAGCACGCCCTAACGTGCCGACGTAGTTGGAGAACGCCCCATCCGCGACGTTGACCTCCCGGAACAGAGGCCGACCCTGTTCGCTCCCGAGGTTCACGCCGCCCTCGTCGTTCGCCGCGTCCGTGAGCGGCCAATACAGGAGCGGGTTATCCCCGAGGACCGTCGTCGCATACGCCCGGATCTGTGCGAGTTGGAGCGGCAGGAACGCATCCACCGCTTGCAGCGGTACGAACGCGTCGCCCTTCCCCGCCGGGGCGGGCCCGCCCCATTGCTGCCCGAAGTCCTGCACGTAGCCGCGGAACACGTCATAGGTTGTCGATTGGTGCAGCGCACGTATCCGTACGTGCTGCATAGGCCGGACGTTCGGTGAGTACGGGCTCGAACCGTTCGTCGGATCGAACCGGCGGTCCGTGTTATCGAGCACGATCTGTGCCGTACCGGCCTGGGTCCGGCCGAGCTCGTGGTTCCGGCCTCGCCGCGTGGAGAACGACCGAACGTAGGGCGTCACGTCGACCCATTGCCCCGACGTGGGGTCCGTCAGCGGGTTCACCCCGAAAGCGACCTGCACGGTATAGGCGGGTTTCGTCACACGATCCCCAGCGTTCCCGTGCGCCGCTGTTTCTTGAGGAGCCCGCGGTGGATCGCGTCAACCAGGTCGCGCTCCGTCACGACCGACCCGGCCACGTTGACCGTCACGTCACCCCAACCGGCCGACTGCACGCCGGAGAACCGCTCGCCCTCATGCACGAGCGCGAGCCCGGTACGGGCGACGATCCCGCCGTATTGCAAGCTGGGTATCGGAGGGATGCCGAGCCCGCCCCAATCGAAATTGATATTGCCGGGGCCCGGTGGGTCGATATGCACGTGGATCTGAAACGCGTTGATATGCGATATCAGCCCGTTCAGGAGCCCGATGACCGCGTTGACCGCGGCCTTGAGGGAAGACACGATCCAATCCCACATCTTCGACCCGGCTGCCGCGAGCCGCGATGGCAGATGGCGGAAGAAGTCAACCAGCCCGAGGAACACATGACCGACCGTATTCGCGAACCGGAACAGCGCCGTATCGACGGCGAGCGTGATCGATATGAGCTTCGCGAGCGCGGCGAACACGATAGGCAACACCTTGAGCGCCACCAGGAGCAGCACCCCTATGAGTATCCCGAGCGTCTTCGCGACCGGTTGCATCGCGGCCCATAGCTTCTTGAGTTGCGGCCACAGCGGCGCCGCGGCGGCAACGATCTTGTGGAACGCGTCGACCGCGGCTTGGCCGATGATCGTCACGAACGGCCCGACCTTGACCCACACCGACTTGAACCATTCACCCGCCTTCGCGAGCGCCGGTCCCACATCGGCTTGCAGCACCGCGACGAACCCCGTGAGCGCGGCAAGCCCGAATTCGATGGCCGGGGCGAGCACCTGTCCGGCGCGCTCCGCGAGGTTCCCGAGCGCGACGCTCATCTTGCCCGCCGCGGTCGCGTTCGCTTCTGCCGAACCTGCGAATTCCGAGTTGACCTCCTTCAAGATCACGCCCTGAGCCTTCGCCATCTGCCCGGCGTCGATAAATCCTTGTATCTGGTCTTTCTGTTGCTGAGAGAACGTCACGCCGACGCGCGTCAGCGCCGTCACGCCTTTGACCGGATCGTTGAGCGCCTTCCCCAATTGGATGGACGCGCTCTTGAGGTCGACCGAACCGCCCGACGCCGCGGCCATCGCCGCCGACATATCGACCATAGCCTTCGTCGCCTGGTCGAACCGCGCGCCTTGGATGTTCTTGAACGTTAGCAGCATGTTCTCGCCGCTTTGGATCGTCTCGTCATCGATGCCGGAGAGTTGCGAGAGCTTGCCCGAGAGCGCTTCGATATGCTGCGCGGTCTTGCCCGACGCGTCACCGGTCGACTTGAGGACCGCGTTCGTTTGGTTCATGACCTTCTGCGAGTCCTCGAACTGGCCGAACGCGTAGGCCGCGCCTGCGCCGAGCGCGAGGAGCCCGCCCGACGCGATCTTGAGCCCGCTCGAAAGCTTCGAGGTCTTCGCTTCGACCTCAACCGTCAGCGTGCTAATCGTGGGCATCGTTCGCCTTCGCCATCGCCGCGAGCGCGGCCCAGCCGCGCTCTAGCTCGTGCGGCGCCGTGAGCTCGCGGAACCATTCCGGCATGAAATCGCGCGGTTTGTACCGGCCGCCGTCCTTCCCGAGGAGCCGCACGAGCAGATACGCGACCTGCGCGAACCCGGCATCGATACGTTCGCCGATCGCGATGGAGCCATACACCCGCTCATACGCGATCCATTCCGTGAGCTCGCGCGCGGCCATCTGCTCCCCCACGACCTCAGCGGGCAGCCCCAGCGCGAGCGCTACTCTGAAGATCGCTGCTCGTCCGGGGCGGTCCTGAAATGCTCCACCGCCTCCTCAAGCTCTTTCGATGAGATCCCGTTGAGCTTCGCAACCTGCCCGAACGCCTGCATGACCTCAGGGAACGGGAACGCCAGCAGCGCGTCCTCGTCCTCGTCGGTGAACACGCGCTCACCGTCGGCCGTCACGAGGCAATGCAGGATGACCCGTACCGGCATCCGCTGCGCCGTCGTTGACTCCGCGAGCTCGGCCTGTTCGCCCGCCGAGAGGATGCGGATATACAGGTCGGGGCCCCACCCCTCGTATTCGAGCCGCTCCGGCTTGCGATCGCGTTGCAGGTCGAGGATGCGGGCGCGTATCTCCTGCGGCGTGCTCATCACATGTAGAAGACTGCCGCGGTGACGGACGTGGTGAACGAATGGGTCCATGCGACCGCACCCGTTCCCGGGTTCTTGAACCGTGCCGGATCGATCTTGATGAGCCGGTCCCCCGTCGTCGCAGGAACCGTGACCGTCACGTCCGGGTTGAACGACGTTGACGACCCGGGGTCGGTCGATACCACGTCATCGAGGACGACGTTATCGGAGGAGCCTCCCGCGTTCTTCACATGGAGCCAATACGGCCCCGGCCCCGTGGCGAGGAACGAATCCGATGCGGTCGCGGCGGTATACGTCGGGGCGATGCCCCCCACGGTCACCTGTTGCGGTGTCAGTACGGTCATCCATGACCCCTTTCGCTAGGACGGCGTGACCTGGGTCACGCCTGGGTTGACGATCTTCAGCGTCATTTCGGATTCCCACGCGCCATCCATCGGGGCACGCCCGACGAATTGCGTGATGATCGCGGGGAATTGGAACGCGGCGGTCGTGTTCGGTGAGATATCCGGCTGTTGGAGCTGATAGTTCTTCGTCGTTCCGGCGTCGTAATCGGCCTTCATGGCGGCGTGTTGCGCGTCGTTCGGATCGAACGCGACGCGCAACGTGACCTCGGTCCCGTCCTGCACGCCCCCGAGGTAATCCGCCCACGCGTCGCCGTACGCGGTCACGTCGATCAGGTTGCGGTTCGACCCCACGTCACCGAGTTCCAGCACCTGGCCGATCGTGACGTAGGTCGAGCCGCTCGTGTTGCGCTTGAACACCGCGCGGAATCCGCGATATTTCGTCACCTACCTACCCCCTAACGCCGCCCGGAATCGGGCCGCCATCGTTGCGATGACCTCCGGAGCCGCGGCCTTGGCCCCGTCCTCCGCGTACGGTTGTGCCGCCATGTTTCGCCCCGGAACCCCTCGGTCGACCGGAATCGCGTGCCCGGCCGTGGCCTGCGCCTGCGACCCGCTCGTACCGATCGACGCCCGGAGCTCACCGGAACGGACCGGAGCCCGGGCGCGCATTTCACGGGCAACGATCGCGGCGCCCGCCGCTTCCGCCGATGGGGCCGCTGCGATCAGTTTGCGTTCCGCGGCCTTGAGAGCGGCCTTCGTCCGGTTGACGCTCGCCTTCGTGAACACGGTCGCATTATCACCCCCCGTCATCCCGATTGCGACACGATGAGCACCGGGCCCGCCGGGGCGCCCCCGGGTTCGGGCCCGTCCTCCGACTCGATACGGACCCCTCCGGCGGGAGCTCCCCCGGACGCCGGGCCGTCGGCCGACCCCACGAGCACGCCCCCGGCCGGAGCACCGCCCGTAGCCGCCCCTGGGGCGCTCAGGACCGTGAGCCGGGCCGGTAGGCCCCCCAGCCGCGCTCCATCCTGAGATTCGATCAGGGGCCCGCGTACGACCGCCACGACGGCGAGGAGCCCGCCGGAGCGCAGATCGGTACGGCCTATGACCGCCCCGGCGACCGTGATCGCGCCTACGGTGTCCATCCGGCCCGCTGAGCGGGCATCGGCCCGCCCTAGGACGATGAGCGACCCCACGAGCTCCATCCGGCCCGCCGAGCGGGCATCGGCCCGGCCGATCACGACGACCTTCGCGACCGTTTCCATACGGCCCGCCGAGCGCATGTCCGTCGCGGCCTTCACCACGAGCGAGGTCGCGGTATCCATCCGCCCCGCCGAGCGCAGATCCATCGCACCCGTAACGACCGGCGCCGACAGGCTCACATCGCCCGACGCCGGGCGGTTCACGAGCGCGGGGCCCCGCTGCGGCAGGACGCGCCCCACCGGCAGCCTCCCGGCCGCCGCGAGCACGATCGGGAACGTGACCGGCGGCGCAAGCTCCATACGGCCCGCCGAGCGCATGTCCGTGGCGGCCTTGACGACGACGGACGCCGCGGTATCCATCCGGCCTTGCCCGCGCTCGTCCGTCGCGGCACCGATCGTGAGCGATGCGGCGGTCTCCATGCGACCGGCCCCGCGCATG